CTACTACTTGATAACAATAAAAATTTAACATTAAAAGCTAACGACTTAAATCAAATAGGAACAGTTGCTGGAGAGTTTCATGTATTCAATTTATCATCGGATATATTGAATACGTTTAACCAATCCGAAACGATCAGAAAATATTTAAAAGAAAATGCAGGAGTTCGCATTTATAGAGATGGTATACGTGTTTACAATTATGGTGAGCCCGGAAATGATTGGATGGGATTAGATATAGGTCGTACGAATAACCCCAGTTCAAAATTTAGTAATAATACGATCTTAGGTGCATTCAGTCTGGATTTAAAAACGAGTACAGGGCTTCAAGAAAAAACAAATAGAGAGGGATTTGATGAAAATGAAATATACGAACATTTATAATCCGCAAATCCAAATTTCCGCAGAATCCGAAACGAAGCGTTCGATTTTCAGGGAAAAGGACAAAACGAAGCGTTCAAAAAAGGAAAGCGCGCAACACTCAAAAAGCCGAAACAAAAGTTTTGTAATGACCTCTGTTTCGGCTTTATAATTTCATAAAAAATGGCTTTATAACGGCATTAAAATAAGGCTCAAAAGTTTGGCCTTCTACTTGAAAAATTGTATCTTTGTTCAGTGCTAAGCAGCTGTTTTATGAACTAATTTTTCCTGTTTCTTATACAGCATCATGTCTGTATATTCGGCAGAATAATTCATGTGGGCATTGAATTCCTTTTTTGTACAACCCTCAAAAGGATTGCCAATGGTTTTGTTTGCTCCAATCCATTCACACAGTTCAAGTATGGAGGATTTATTGGATGTGAAATAAACGAAGGAATGCTTTTCGAGTATCTTTAAAACATCCAAATAATCAGACAAGCGCCAATACATATTGTACGTACCAACATCAGTGGAAAGATAAGGCGGATCAATTAAAAAGACGACTCCGGGAACATCCTTATATTGGTTGAATACTGCTTTGTAGTCGCATGATACAATTTCAAGCCCTTTTAAGTAGTCAGAAGACTCCGGATAACCGGTCTTGCGAATGTTGTTATAAAGGACTTCCTTGCGCATTTCGGCTACAGACAATTTATACTTCATGGAGAACATAAGTGAGGATGATAAGGTTATAAAATCCACGTACCCAACATTTAGTTCTTCTTCCTCGATACGTTTAAAAATGCGTTCTCTAAGTTCCCCTTTAATTGGTTTATGTTTGGGTATCGAATTACCCACCAGCTCCCTAATATCGGCAAGCAGTTTATTTGTCTGTGGGATATTTTTCAGTCTGAACCGGTAGTTGTCGAAGTCATTGTAGACAACAGTAGCATCGGGCTTGCTTCTTTTGGCTATATGCGAAAGAAGTCCGGAACCGCCAAACAAGTCCACAAACACGGTATCTTCAGGGAACTGTTCCAAAACTTTAATAAACTCTTTAGCAAACATTCTTTTTTGGCCTACAAATGGCAGTGGTGCAGATAAATTCATATTCTTCATACGTTCAAGTCAAATTTAATGTTTTCAACTCCGGATAACAGTTCCAGAGTCCGGTCAATGTTATTTTCATATATATGCACATTTCCAAGGTCAAGGGTTATGGACTTCAGGGGAAGCTCCACCTGCCTTGCCATCAGATAAAGATGATAAATATCAGCCGGAAGCCCAAGGTTCGCATCAGAACTACGCTGATATGCAGATAGCACCAATTCTCCCTCATCAATTTGGAACTGCACAAGACTCAGGCAGGGTGCCTGGTTGCTTTCCACCCCGGTTTCTCCAAGAAACAGGACATAATTCTTGCTGTTGCGCTTTTCCCGGTTAATCCTGGTTATGAGGGGTGGAAGCTTTTCAAAGTAAGTTGGATAGCTGTTTACAAGGGTATGGCCGCAATAATCCCACCAGGTAATCCCTGCCTCTTTGTATTTTTCCACATCCCGGACTCCTTGCATAAACAGTTTCAATTCCTCTTTCAGCTTTTTCCTGGCTATCCCGTGGCTTTCAAATATGTCAAGTAAATCAGCGGGGGTTAGCATGAGCCTTTCGTTTAATAGATACTTGATACGCCCTTTCCTATTGGTCTGGATTTTGCCCGTTTGGAGTATCTTGTCTAATGTCTGGTAATACTTATTCATGAGCTTTATTTTTGGTTGTACAAAGGTAGCTCTACCGGACAACACAAGGCATCCCCGGCACATCAATCACACTGCACCGAGCGTGCAGTGCTTTCCAAACCGTTTGATAACATCATACACCTTACGTTCGCTTACCGAATATTTATTTGCCAAAAACGCCACTGCATAAGTGGTCTTTTCACCTTGTTTTTTCATGACCTCATACTCCGTATATAAGTCTATGAATCGAAGGTCATCCTGCTTGCCGCCCAAACTTATAAGCATTTCAAGCGGTTCTCTGTTAAATTTAAGTGCTTCAAACAATGTCATATCCAATCATTTTTGTACTTTTGCAATGCCAATCATTTATTTAATGCGTAAAAACGCCACGAGAGTGCGGCAGAGGGCATTGCCCCCGGTCGCGCACTCTCGTGGCGTTTTGTGTTAATAAATGATTGGCGTCTATATTAACAGGCCGGGGGCTTTTTTTATCCCTCCCCCGAAGGGATTGTCAATCACTCAATCCGATATAATTCCAAATTGAACTTGTCCTTTTTTTCCCAGCCTTCAGCCAGAACTGTCTGAATGAATCCTACTGCTTTTGTATAGAAATCTTTCAGTTCTTCTAACTGAGTAAAAGTATGGTATTCCGGTTGTTCATCCGAACCAAACTTAAACGTCACTGGCAGGGTTTCTCCGCCCGTCTGAACGGCCAAATCGTATGCTGCCTTATAGTTGTACTGGTTCTCCACAGAAAGCCATACATGGGCACCATTATAGGCGAATCCGGATAGGATAGCCGCATCAGTCTGGCTGTTATACCAGGACATAACCAATGTGTGGATTTCCTCATCAGTAGGCTTATGCCCGAACTCCTCTTCCATGTAGGAGGCAGAGCCGTTCTCTTTTTCCTGCACATCCCATCGGATGCGCCATTTGTCTTTAACCGGGTTCGTGCATTCCATCAGCGAAACCCCGGAACTTCCTTCAACTCTTCTCATGTAAACACGTATTTGGTTCTACCTTTGCCGAATGTCTCTGTCTTGATGGTCGTTTCAAACGGGAAACCATCCGGCATTTCCTTTACTTGTGCGAGAATATTCTTCATTTCCTCGCTGTTGGTGAAGAACTTCTTTGCCTCGCCGTTCACTTCGATGGCCACAATACAGCGGTCTTCTCCCTGCTCGGTTTTGATACCGGTCTCAAAGTCCTTCACTACAATGGGTAAGTTTACCAGTTCCCGGATGCTTACCACCACTCCGGGGAATCGCTTTTTACCGTCTTCCGGCTTGTAAGCGACATTCAAGTCTTTAAAACTTCTCATTTCTTTGCCTGTTAATTTTTTAAACAACTTATTACAGTCGGCGTGCTTCGTCATGCCGTAGAAACTGGCAATCAGTTCCCGCCGTCTTTTTCTCGATTTTACCTCGTGCATTTTCCGGGCAAACTTCTGTTTGATGCGTTTCCGCAATCTTACATAGTCGGGACGGATAACATAGCCAAGGAAATCAATGCCTTCTTCCACAGGGAACACCCGTTCATTCGGCTTTATTTCCAAGTCTATTTTTCCCATTTGCCCGTGAACAGCATCACGAATCTTCCACAATTCCGCTTTCGTTTTACCGAGTACCAGTCCGTCATCGCAATAGCGATAGTAATAACGAACCCCGTACTTATCCTTCAGATAGTGGTCTAAAAATACAGACAGAAGCAGATTTCCTGCCCCTTGTGAACTGCGCAGTCCGAAACTGATACCTTCTGGCAGCAGCTTAACAAACCGCTCCAACAAGACCAACAGCCTTTTGTCCTTGAACACCCTCCGGAAGCACCACATAACAAAGTCCTGCCGCGCATTGTCATAAAACCTCCGGATGTCAAATTTGTATGCGTAAAGCGTGCCTTCCGGATTTTTTTGCAAATCGGTACGTATGCAGTTCATCAGGTCATGAGTACCGCGCCTTTTGATGCTTGCACCGGTTGTCCGGATATAACGTTTTTGCAGGTGGCGGTCCACCACATTCATGATGGCAAACACAGCGATGCGGTCTTTCATGGACAGGATCTGCAAAATACGTTTTTTACCGTATTCTTCAATTTCCCTCTCATGGTAGCCGCCCAGCCGGAATGAGCCGTCCGCAATGGAAGCCGTCAGTTCGGTGATAATCTTCTCCCTATGGGCAAGCAGGAATCGTCCCTGCCTTGACCTCTTACGATCGGTTCCGCGAAGTACCGAATCGAATGCCTCCGACATATTGGAGTATTCGATGATTTCCTCGATAATATATCCTTCCCTGCGCATAAGCTATTGGTTAATAAACATGGAAGATGAGGGCCTTCCTTTCCCCGGGTCTGACTTCTTCGAACTGATAACAGCCTACCAAACTCCACCCGACGCGTGATTTTTCAGCTTTCCACCTTTTCTGGTGCTGTTGCTGTGGCTTGCTCCCCTCGGCACCGCTTCGGGGACACGTCCCCGCTGCTGTACGCCGATTTGTTAGATTTCCAGACGCGAGCCGACATTCGCATTCGTATTCGAAGCATCGTTATTCGCATTCGCATTCGACACACCGCCATTCGCATTCGCATTGTTGTACCCGCGATAGACCACACGGACTATTGGGGAACTCTACCGCTTGCAAAGTTACTGATTTAACAGGCAAAACAGATAAACGAATTACACTATCATCCAAAATAAAACGGATATACTGCCACCCGCGACGGTGAGCCCCCAATCAATCCAGTCCCAAGGACTTCCCCGAAGAGTATCTTTCAGTTCCAGACAGGAAGCTGCAATGGCCGCAGCATAAAAGGCCGTCCAAGGAGTAAATCCCAATAGACCTACCATCAAACCACCGATAAGATGCTTGTAACGGTTACTCATTTTAAAAAATGCGATAATCTTTTTCATATACCTCAAAATTCTATTTTTTCGACCGGCTTCGCCGGTATTTGAATACCTTTTAAATGGAATTCGGAAACCATCCGAATCCCGTTCTTTCGTTTTAGTCGCTTCGCTCCACGCTTTGGCGCTTTGCGCTTACGCCACCTCGCGTATCGCCTTGTACGCTGCCACGCTTTGCGCCCGGACGATTTTGCCGCGGAAGGCCAGACGCGAGCCGACACTCGCACTCGTAAGCGAAGCATCGACATTCGCATACGCACTCGACACACCGCCATTCGCATGCGCATTGTAGAACCCGCGATAGACCACACGGCTGGAGGCAGTGGATATGTAGTAGATGTCGCAGTAATTTGTCGAGGAGGAACCCGAAACGGAACCCACCGGAATCACGTCCATATATTTGCCATGCGCCACGGCGGTAATCCAGATACCGGAGCTCACGGAACCCTTAACCAGGCGGGTACTGCCGTCAGGCATCCAGATGCGCCACTTCCCGGAATTGCCCGTGTCATTAGGAAGATCCACGCCGTCCATCATGTCATATTTATGACCATAGATGTCCTCGTAGCCAAGGCAGCAAATATTATTCACCTGCGTAACCGTGGCCCCGCCGTAGTCATCCTTCTCACGGTACCACGCATACTGGTGGACGGAGTTTTCTATCAGGCTGTTCGTCACATTAGGGTTGATTGAGGAGGCTTCCTCGTAGCCGATCGTGTCCGTCATACCGCGGCTGGCAGTACCACCCGTAGTACGGTTGTTCGTGTGAGAGCCCGCGCCGCATTGTTCCTGGCTGTCACGACGACCGTACTTCGCGTAGAAAAGATTCGCGATGCGCGAGTGCATAAGGGCATCAATCTGCTGCATACCGCGCTGGACACTGTAATAGTGGAAATCAGCCCAGGTCATGCTCGCCGTAGTGCTCCCGCCGGTAATGCAGGCGCGAAGTTTGGAACCGACAACACTGCTGCCCACAACGGCACACAAGTGCTCGTCATTAGGCACCCATTCGGGTTCCATATCCTCGATCCTGTCACTGTTAGAAAGGACAACCTTATCGAACTCTGCCGTGTTCAGAATGGAGAAGTGAAGAGCAGTGGCACCCTCCGGAACATCGGCAATCAGGTACATACCGGCCTCGAACTTGTTGCTCAAGGTAGGGACGACGATTGAACTGATGACCGTGCCGGAATCGTCTGTGAAAATGCTTCCGACAAGGCTTGTACCGGGAACGCTCGGGAAACGCACACGCTTGTAACCGTCCACGTTCACCTTGCATACCGAATACGTACTGTCAGTACTGTAGCTGTTCGAAAGCGTATCCTTTCCGCTCATGATCTTACGACCGGAAAGATAACCGCCACTCGTGCCCTTAATGTCGTCAAGCGTAAGGACGTCAGCATCCGGAACGGAAGGCATGTTATCCGAACCGTTACTGCTGTAACAGGAGTAATGCTTGCCGTTCAGGTAATCATTGATACCCTTGCTCCAGAAGAAGGGCTCGTACATCATCCAGTCACCTTCAGTGCCGTCCAGTCTGGCAGCCGTGCCGTCGGCGTACTTGTTGCTGTCCGTGTCGTCCAGCGGGTAGTAGGTCATCTCACCGTCCAGGTTGTTCACCGTGGTATCAACGTTCGCCATGTTCACACCCCGCGTCGTCGCTTTTTTAGTCACTTTAGCAAGTACACGGTGACGCTGCTTCAGGATGGCGGAAATATGACCGCTCACCTCATACGCGTTGTCATACTTGTAGCCGGTACCGTTGTCAAGGTTGCTCACGTTCGCGTCATCCGATACCTCGTCGTCGAACTCGATCATCGTGTATTCCGGCTGCCGGATATTCAGTTCCGGGAAGTGCGCCTTCAGAGCGCTGTACGTATCGTCATCAATGTAGCGCGTGAGCTGTACCGTACCCACCAAGGCGCACGTGTCCGTAGTGTTGCCATCGGAATCCACACCGCCCATCCCGACAAACTTATCCAGCCACGTACCGTCATCCTCGCGGTCAATACCGGTTACTCTGATACGTTCCACACCCGTGCAACGGCCCAGCAGGGTTTCCCAGTCAATACCTGGACAACTGTCAAAGATGAAGGTCTTCACCTTGCTGTAGCTTTCCAATGTCAGCCCGCCGGTGGTCAGTCTGCCCAGATATTCCAGACGGAGGCTGGTCAGTGTACCGGGAAGGTGGAGCAGCGTCACGGGAGAACCCTTGGCTAGCACCACGCTCTGCACCTGCGTACCGCGGGCCTCAAGTTCTTCCAGCTTGGTCTGCGCACTCAAATCCAGCTCGGTACTGGTACTTCCCCCGGTTTTCGCCTGTGCCTGGTTACGAAGGTTGAGTTTACGTAGCTGCTTGCAGTTGCCGATGTTCAACCACCAGCCGGTACTGCCGTTGCCGGAACTTTGAAGGTTCAGTTCGCGCAGCACGGTACATTTGCCCAGGTCGAAAGCGTTTTTCAGGTGGTCGGCGGCCCCGCTCATATCCAGCACCTTCATACGGCTCGCGCCATAAACCCTCAAGGGATCGTTCACCGTATAGGCACCGGTGATGGAAAGGCTCGCAGCCGCATCTTTCTTGATGATGCCGGTATTCCCTATATTCGGGCTGTTGTTCGTACCGTAGCCGAAAGCATAAACCTCGTTGGCCGTAATCTTCAGCACGTCGGGGGTGTCAGCAGCCGTACGTGCCAGATAGAGGTCGATGTTGTCACTGGTGAAATTGCTCGTGCCGTACTTAGCATCCAGAAGGGCGAAACGATTACGCACGAAATATTCACGGTGCGCACGGTTACTGCCCTGAAGGGCGTAGATGAACGGCCACACCTTGCCGTACATCTCCTGCGTGGCGGGCAGGATGTACTTCAGCTCGCCGCTCTTGTTATAGGCACGGTCGCACCAGTTGCCCGCCTGCTCCACGTTCAGCATGTCCAGGACACGGCTGGTGGTAAGTACACCGCGAAGAGCCTGCGCCTGTGTCTTCAGGTCAGCGTCCAGGTTGGCCAGAACGAGGTTCCAAAGCCAGCTGTCACGGCCTTCAAAGGCATATTTCCCGGCCTCGGCGTCATAAGTGTCGCGGTCGGTGGTGTAGTCATACACCAGGAAACAGTCGTTACGTTTTCCCATCTGGGTATCACCGTCGTAGTAGGTGATGTACCATATCAGGCCGTCCCACGTGCGCAGCATCATGTTCTTCGCACGCTGGTCAACGGCAAGGAAATAGTCCGTCCAGAGGTAATACGTCAGCAGGAAAGCCTTGTCGAAATAGTCACTTATCTCGTCCCTGAACTTCTCGCTCTTAAAAGTGGAGAGGTCGGCGCTCGTCGCACCGTCCGGAACACACGAGCGTATCCATGCGTACAGCCGTTTCACGGCCGTACGCTGCGACTCGTCAAGGCCCGCCCATTTCACATCATCCGGAACGTTGGTCTCGGCACCGGCATCAAACACCTCCTCCAGATGAGCGTCACTTGTGGTCTTGAAAAGGCACATGGCCTCGGTATTGTTCAGCATTTCCAGAGTGAGGGGACAGGCAGGATCGTAACCCTCCACGCCACTAAGGCCGAACAGGTCGCCGCTCTTGCTTTTCTCGTTGTTGAAGTTGTATTGCCCCACATAGTTGTTCTCGCCGTCCTCCGCAGCCGCCACAAACATGTCGATAGGCACACCGTCGATAGCGGTACGCACGGTGACCGCGTTCAAATCGCTGCCGCCCGTCTCGTACTGGTAACGCTGCGGAGGGGTGAGAAGCCCCATCTCCTTCAGCACGTCGTTGAACAGTTTGGCACCGCCTGTGTTCAGCGACATGGACGAGTCGGAATAATCACTCTTCAGACAGATCAGGTTCATGGCGATGCCACCGGGACGGACGGGATATTTCTTTTCCGCCTGCTCCTTGCCGCCAACGGTGAAGCTAAGGTTCGTGCCGCCCTTGCTGATATAGATACGGATGTTCTTGCTCGGATATTTCGTGGAACTGGTACCCTGAATACGGATATAACAGTCACGAAGCACGAAGTCGTATTCGGATCCGAAAGGGGAGTAATAGAAGATATCCGCCGAAAAGTCCGTCTTCTTGTTGTTCTCGGCATACACGTCATCGAGCTTGTTCTGGCGCACGATACGCAGCACCCCCTTGCCCTTGGCACGCAGCTTGTCCATATCCACAGTGTCGGTATCACCCAGGATATCGTTCTCCTCATACAGCGCGATCATCTCCTCACCGTCCGCACTGTCCACCATCCGGTTCTCCAGTTCCTCGTCGTCACTCAACCGGCGGGTATAGATACGCACGCTCTTTACCTCCACGTCCGCCCCGGCGCTGTCAATGGTGATATATTTCGGATTGTCCTGGCGGAAGCTGAAGGCGTTGTCGTAGATGTCGGCACCGGTACGGTTGCCGTCCACATAAAGCTCCATCAGACGGCTCTCATTGCGGGTACCCACCATGAGGGCCACCTTGATCCACCGGTCTTCCACATAATTCGTGCCCAGCTTGATCTCACGCTCCACCAGCTCGTCGTCCTCGTTGGTATAGGACACTTTCTCACCGGTCTTGAAACTCGCTTCCGAAGGGGTGATATAAAGCCCCTTGCCACTGTCGAGACAGTCCACAACTGCGGTATCGCTGTCAGTGGGATTGCTTACCCGGAGGGTCAGTTCAATGGTCAGCCCCGTACTTTTCACATCGGTGGCAAAGGGCCGGTAGCCGATGACGGCTTTCGCACCGTTGGTCAGCTTCAGCGCCTCACCCGTCCAGCCGTTGCTGCTCCAGTCAAAACCCTCGAACGTGGTCTCCACGCCGTTCGACTCCCATGTTCCGGGGTTACTCTCCCCGTTGCTGCGGCCCGCCGCGTCAAGCTTGACCGCCAGGCCGTAGGTGGCCTCGCTGATATCGATACCGCTCTCACCCACGTCGATGCGCAAAGTGTACCCGGTCGGACCGGCTTTCAGGACAAGCGTCTGCGTGCCTTCCTCGGTAAACCGGTTACTGTAGGTCATCATGCTGCGGGGAGCGCTCACGGTACTGCTCTTGACGCCGTTTTTCCAGAACTCCACTTCAGCGGGCACACGGTCGGGATCATAGGCCACCCAGTCGAAAGTGAGCTTCTCGTAGCGGCCGGCTTCAAGGACCGGCTCCAGATGCTCGTCCCGTCCGAGGACATGCCCGTCGGCATGAATGAGCTTCAAACCGATGAAGGGCGCGCCGGTTCCGGCCTTCAGCAGGTCGATATGGATGCTCTCGCTTTTCAGCGTGAGGTCGTCAGTTTCCATCTCGGCCACCAGCTGGGCGGTATGCCGCCCCACGGACAGGCCGGTCATGGAAACCTCGAAACTGCCGTTCGTCGTGCCGCTGCGGGTGACCGTATGCGCGTTCTGCTGTACACCGTCCACGTACAGGCTGACGGTTTTCGTGCCGGTACCGCTCACGGCGTAGGGTATACTCGCGGAATCATAGGTACCGTAACCGCCGTTCTGGATGGTGGCCGCCAGGTTGTAACCGCAGGAAAGGGACAGGGTGACGCTCTTCACGCTCACGTACGCCTGCTTCTTCTGCGCCTTGCCCGTGGTGGGATCGGTAGTCTCGGCAATGACGTAGATATCGCTCGTGCCCACCAGCAGGTATTTGGTCAGGTCAAGGGTATAGGTACCCTTGCTCACTTCCTTCAGCGAGGAGGAATAAGTGGTGGTCGTCCCGCGCTTCACCTGGATGGTGACGGTCGCTTTCTGTCCGGTACTGCTACCCTTGTCATCACCGCCGGCAACCTGGTGGTCATAGGTATAGGTAAGTTTCACCGCTCCGCCTTCCTTCACGGTTTTCTTGTCGGTCTCGGCAAGCAGCACGATCTTGGTGGTGGAGGACTCACCGCCGCCACCGCTGCCGGCCGGGATGTCAACGCTCGCGATCTCCGCCCCGCTCTTGTTGGTCAGCGCAAGGCGGACACTGCTCTCGTCGTCGCTCACTTCCGCGCTCATGCCGAACACGGTACCGGCTTCCACCTCCTGGAATTTGGCGGCGACGGTCTTGTTCTGGACGGGATTGGTACTGTCGGCATCCAGGCTCTCGTCCACTTCCAGCTTGTCGATGGTCAGATCCACGTTGCCCTCGCTGTCGGGAACTTTCTTCTCGCCGTTCACCGTCAGGCTCTTCATCGTTCCGGCACCGCCGAAGTCCTCCCAGCTCGCCTCCTGCTCCCAGCTCGACAGACTTGTCCCCACGAACTGTTTGGTCTCCCATTTGCCCTGCGAGACTTCATAGGTGATGCAACGGCCCTTGTAACGGTATTTCTCATCCACGGCACCGATCGCGGAGGAAAGGACATAATAACCGCTCTCCAAAGGGACTTCCGCCGTCACATTATACGTGTTACCGCCACCGCCCGTACCACCGGGAATATCAACGGAGGCAATCTCCGTCCCGGTCTTCCCCAGCAGGGTGAGTTTCACCGTGTCGTTCTCCTCATCAGGGACGGCCGTCATGCCACCGACCAAACCGTCGTTCACACCGGCGGCGGCATCCTCCGCCTGTTTCGCAGCCGCGGATGCCGCTGCCGCGGCGGAATTTGCAGTTTCAGCAGCCTGATTGGCGGTACCGGCCGCATCAGACGCCATACCCGCAGCTTTATTCGCCAAAGCCGCAGCATTATCCGCTTTCGTGGCAGACGCATTCGCCGTGGCAGCGGCATCATCGGCCGGTTTACGCAAAAGGGTGAGCGGAGCACTCACCAGCTCACTGCCGCGAAGGGCGGGGAGACTTTTGATATTGTCAAGGGAGCTGACCTCCACAAGTTCATCAACGCTCTGGCTCTCGGCCTTGATAGCGTTCAGGATGTCGTTCTTAAGTTCCGTTTTCTCCGATTCTGTAAGTGCCATAAGTTATTCCTCCTTTTTTATTGTTGTCAGTCATTGTAATAATGGTATGAAAGCGCGCTGAAGCCAAGGATGCACCAGCCGCACTTGTTCAGGCTGTTAATGATGGCGGGCTCCTCCCAATCCTCGCCCGTGTAGAGCAGGAGGAAGCGGTTCACGGAGGTGACGTACAGCCAGTTCCTCTCCGGGTTCTCCGGAGCGGAAGAAAGCTCTCCCTTCCACGTGATGCGGAGATCATCGGAAGCGCCGCCGTAAACGGGGAACTCCACCCACGCGCCGTACCAGTAAAGGTAGTTGCGGTTCCTTTTCGTGTCGTAGTAAAGCCATCCGCTCGAGGGGGAAGCGGGGGGACCGGCCGACGCTCCCCGCCACGAAACCAGGTCCGCAAGGATTCTCCCGTTCAGCTCGGGGGTACCGACCAGCTCGATGATCCCGCTGATCCAGTCGATCCTGTAGGGGTCGGAATAGGAAAGCAGCGAATCACTGCTAAGGTTCACGTTGGAACCGCGGAGCAGCGTGCCGTCGTCCACACGGACGGAGCTGTAGCGGATAGAGCCCACCGTACGCGTATAGGGAGGGTGGCAGCCGTTGTAAAGGGTTACGCGCGAGCCGATATAACGCACGTCGTTCGGAAGGATGATGTCCGCACCGTTCGACGAACCGGCCATGTCCACCTTCAGGCTCAGCTCGCGGCCGATCAGGTAGCCGGCCTCGCCGCGGCCCGAGCAGGAGGTCAGGACGGCGTCGCTCGACTCCACAAGGTGGAAGTTCGTGCGGATATGCCCGGAGAACGTGCCCGCGTTCGCCTCGATGCTCCCGTCCTCCAGGATCTTGAAATTATCGTTGGCCGTCACGAGGCCCTCCAGCTTGACGCGGTCACCGGTCAGCTTCACCACGCTGATCTTGTTGCCGTCAGCGTCCGTCCCGTCCACACTCACGCCGATAAGCGCCAGTTTCCCGTCCGCGTCCTGGGCGTAGATGCCCGCGCCTTCAGGCTTCACCACAAGCCCCGTCTCTTCCAGCATATTCTCGTCACGGTCAAAGACGGCGGCCGTTATCTTCACCAGACGCTCCGACTGCTCGAAAAGCGTCCGGTAGCGGTGTGCAAGGCTCTCCACCTTGTCAGTGGACAGCACGAGCATATACAGGTAGATGTCACCGGTAAAGGACAGTTTGAAATCACCGGTACCGTTCCAGAGGCCGCTACAGGTGTACTGCACGTAACCATCAGTTGCAGACAGTTCCTCCTCCACCTCCAGGCTGTTGAAGTTCGCGAAACCCGTCTTGTCAACGTCCAGGAACTGGACTCTTAGAGTCCCTTTGGTTGCGCAGCGGTAGAAGAAGGAAAGGTACACCGGCACGGCCTCCTTCTCCCCGTCACCGTTCACAGGCATGGAGGGGATGCTTTTCAAATTCGCCCGTTTCTGGAGGATGTACTTGTTACGGATGTGCACCACCGTCCGCCCGTCATCCACCGTCACGCTCGCCCCGTCGCCCTTTCTGGTCAGTACGTTGTTGTTCGCCCAGATCCATTTGTTACCTGCCAGGAAGAACACCGTCTCGTTCTCCGTGTTCCATTTCTCCAGCCCGTCATCGAAGGCGGGGTTGTTCAGGTAGCCCTTCTCCGTGGCGAAGTCGTTCCTTAGGGCGGTCACCGCGCTGGTGATGCGCCCCTCCACGATCTCGAACTTGGTCTTGATGTCCTCACCGGTCACCAGAAGGAAAGTCCCGCGCAGGTAGGCGTTGTCGCTGTAAAGGCCGTTGCCGTGCGGCTGGTTGTCAGCCGGGAACCAGTCATCGCTGATGCCGTCCAGGTTGCCCAGGCGCGCACGAAGGCAGCCGGTGAAGTTCTTCGCCTTCACCCCGTCCATCACGTCCACGCGGGGCTGACCGTCCTCGGTGGCGGAGATCAGGATCAGGTTCTGACGCAGCGGGTTCTCCGTGTTGCCCATCAGCACGCACTCGTCACCGGCCTCCGGAAGGGAACCTGAAAATTCATCCTCACTTACGAGAATGGAGTCACCCTCCACGCCGGCCACCTCCACCCAGTACCCTTTCAGGTTCCCGCCGCTGAACGTGGCGCAGCGCATCAGGTCATGGGCCTGGAAACTGTTGTCCTGCTCGAAAGTGATCCTCCAGTAACCGTCCTCAAGTACGGCGGTCTTTATTTTCCCGTTGGCGGCGCTGACGCACAGCTGGCCGCCAACGCTGCGTACCTTCTCGATAAGCAGCTCCAATACTACCATGACCTGGCGTACCGTCAGCTTGTCGATGGTAAGATGGGACAAAGCGTCCTCCATCCACAGCCGCCACCCCTCACCGAAAAGACCGTCCACGAATTTCGGGCTGCGAAGGAACTCACGCACGACAAGGGTCAGCAACTCGGCATTGCCCTTGTCATCAATACCCGCATTATCCTCCTGTCCGAAAGAGGCTCCCGCTTCGAAGGTGATCTTCCCCTTTGCACGGTCATTCTTTTTTTTGCTGATGTGTTCCGCCTGACTTCTCCGCGCGGAAAAAAGATTGTTGTCCGTAGGCAGTGTCTTGTCCCAGCTACGGATAATGTCAGGAAGCGCGGCACCCTCCGCCTTTGACTTCGTATAGTTTTTCAGTTCCCCGATACTGTCATTCACCCGTTCAAACGCACCACTATGCAGGGCATCGCTGATCTCGATGTCCATCTCCCCGGGTTGGTTCACCTTCCGGGTAATTTTCGTGATGCGGCTGCTGCGATAACCGGTTTCGGGGAAATACTCCTCGCTTTCAAGTCTCACACGGCGGCCTACGGACAGGGAAACACCGTTCTCCTCAATCCACACATGGTCGGTCGGGGCCTTGTAAACGGCAAGATCCTGCCAGCATTCGGTATTGAACTGTTCCACCGCCGTAAGAAACTCCTCCTCGGCAAGCGGGTAATATTCGTCCGGCATACGGATATTCCAGAGAATATAACGGTCACCGGATTTCGGAATAAGTTTGCCGCCGGGGAGTTGCGTGTCATCATCATAGGGCCATATCGTAATAATCTCGAACTCACGGGTGGCACTGTTGAAATTCACCTCGAAATAGTGGTCCTCACCCTGCCCCAGTCCGGAAAGGTCACCGTCCTGGAACGATACACGTTTGGTCTCGTCGGGCAGCTCGTAATCGTTCGGATCGAAATTCAGGCTGTCGTCCCTGAAATAATAGACCGTGAAAGGGTTGCCGTCGTCATCTTTCACATCTTCGCTGCGCACACTGCTGACAGCCCCGATCCTGCGGGGATAAATGCCGCTGAAGGCGTCTTGCTCGTAACGGTCATAGATGCCGTACTCCTCCGTATGTATCTCGACATATTGCCTGCCCCCCGGAAGCATCAGGCGGCTATGCCCGTATTTTGACGGATCTATGTTCCGCGTGCTGCCTACCGGGAACAACCGGGTATAAAAATTGTCGGTACCCGTCGTGTCGCGTTCGATTCCGGTCAGTCCCTTCCCGTAGCCCAGCGTTATTTCCTCGCCATGCTCACACCGGCACACGTTCACGGTCTGGCCTTCCACCCACCATTCAGCCTGCCCGCCGACCGCTTCGGCTATCTCTTTCAGGGCTTCGTTGCAGTACTTCCCCTCGTAATCGATGACGATAAGGTCCGTACCGTCCACCCGCCCCACTTTCCAGTCGGTGGTGTGGTTCATTCCGTCATTGATACACTTCACGATCATGGCCACGTGTTCACGCGGAGTCGCTGTCAGCGTGAACACAGGCTCGGTGTTCCCGTCGGTGGTCTCCAGCACAAGAAAACGTCTCACCAGGCTCTCGATACCGTAAAACTTCAAATCATATACCCACTCCTGGCCGCTCTTCTGCTTCGGGATGTACCGTTCGGTCAGCCAGTAGCGCTCACCCTCAAAGTCCACCCGGTCATTCACGTCCAGGGCGATATATTCGTAATGCGTGAAAGAGAGTGTCAGGACATTGTCACCCTGCACCTCCTTCACCTGGGTGGAGCTGTCGCCCGCCTCGATATCGGTCCGTCTGTTGCCGTTGCTGTCATAGATGGTCAGCATGTCTGTATCTTGTTTAAACGTCGTTTGAATAGGGTTTGAATCACATTTATATGACCGGGACAGGTTCCCGGAACTTCACCTTGAACTTGCCGGCGTGCACGCCTTCCTTCCAGAGATAGGTCAGAGGCTGGAACTTGCTGCAATCCGTATATTTCACACGGAGAGTCAGGGCAAGTTGGGGAAAGGAAATCTCAAGCCACCCGTCACGGCCTTTCTTCAGGAAATTGATGAACTCGAAATACTTCTTCAGCCAGCCGGCCTGCGTTTTGCCAAACAGGGCGAAATGAAGCGTCACGTCACGGGCCTCGTTCCTGGGCGTCAGCACGGAGGAATATTTCTCCCCGTCCTCCTCCCGGATATTCACAGTCGTGTCCGTTTTCGTCTTGCTCGGGGTCAGGATGGCGGTCAGGTTATCCATCCCGCCGCGCTTGTCCTCAACGAGGAACACCCCGTATGTACTCCAGATGTCGGTACCGTTGACAAGTACCAGACCGCCTAATATCTTTTCCATATCATTTACATTTTACTCCGTCACGATTGATTTTACGAATCTCTTCCTCTATTTTGCCAAGGTGCGACGCGCTCGTGCCGGTGTTCTCCTCGATACGGGCAAGATGCCCCTCGGCGGTGTTCATCTTGTCGATGACGCTCTCCATCTTCTCATCGATGCTCGACCAGTGTTGCAACCCGCTGGTGAACATGCCGTCCAGTTTTGTACCCTGGTCCTGTGTCATGGCTGAAAAACCGCCGGTTTTGGCGCTCTGGCTCGTACCGCCCGAGTTATCGTACCCGGTGGCCGCGGCAAGATTGTCACGAAGAGCGATGGCTTCCTCGACATACTTCATGTACTCGTCCTGGAGGGCCTTACGCTCGGCTTCTGTAAGGTCATTGTCTTCCATCGCCTTGCCGAATTTCTCCCACCAGCCTTTCAGCTTGTCGGAATACAGCTCACCGATCTTGTTTGACAGCATCGCACGCATGAAATACTCGGATATGTCCTCCGCCGCGGCTGCGGCATCATACTTCATATCCATCAGGTTATCCACGAAACTGCTGTACATGCTGTCGAAGGAAATACCGGTGAGACCTTCATACAGCTGGTCGGTAAGTTCCTCCAGCTTGCCCGCCTGGTCGATATAGTCATCCAGCTTCTCGGTCAGACGACCTCCATATCCGCCCTTGCCGGTATCCTGGATCTGCGTCCACATGTCCACGTTACTGCGCAACTTCTTCATCTCCTCCGGACTTAGGTTCCAGATGTCACCGTTCCAGCTACGCCCGATCTGACCGCTCAAACGGTCAATCTGTTCCTGTGAGAAACCGCCCCAGTAATAATTCCAGCTGTGATGCGAACCGTGATAGCCGGCCTGCGACATGGCCATGTCCAGATAGTTCGAGTTCGTCTCCTGCTGGAGCCTGTAGGCATCCCGGTAGGCGGCCACGGACTTTGTACCCTTGCTCGCCTTGATCTCCTCCGTCAGGTCCTCGATAGCCGTCTGCAAGGTCTCGTTGCGCTCGGTCAGCCGGTCGATGGTTTCCTGGACCTCTTTGGCATTGCTTGAAGTCGTCCAGGAGGAAAATCCGCCCCAGGTCAATGCGTCGAATATCTTGCCCACACCGGAAAGCAGCGATTTTCCGATAGTCACAAAAAGATCACCGGAAAGCACATCGTCAAGAATACCGCTCACGGCATTGAACACCGCGTCGAGCAGGCCACCGATGACCACACTCAAACCATCTTTGAAAAGGTCTATAATACTTACAATCCAGCCGACAACAGGCACATCCTCAAGTGTTTCGGAAACCTTTCCGAAAGCCTCGCCCAGTTTGCCGTCCACTTCCTTGGCACCTTTGCCGAGTGTGATCAGGCCATTATACGCCCCGCTGATACTGCCGGAGGCAATCTGCTGCAATCCGTCCCTCACATTCTCCATACTGGTCTTCAGACCGGAGGCAGTATTCGAGAGGGACTGCCGGGCACTGTCAGCCGTTTCCTGCAAGGCGTTTATATTCTCACTCGCGGCATCGGCATTAGCCTGCGCCGTTTCCAGGGCTTGCCGGGCGGACTCCTTCTCCTGTTCGGTTCCGGACTGTTGCGCCTCAATGTATGATTTCTGGGCGGCAATGAGTGCCGTATAGGTGTCCGCATACACCGCCTGTGCCTCCTTCAGGTCTGAAAGGGCTTTCTGGTAGGCAGTAACCTCGGCACCCAGTTTCTTGAAACTGACCTTGCCGGAACCGCCCAAAGCCCTCTCCATCTGCTGGACGGCAGAGACAAGCGCGTCCTGGCTGGCATGGTCGGCATTTCGGAACTCGTCAGTGAGCATGTATTTTCTGGCATCCGCCAATACAGGCTTTATCATATCGGAAAACATCCCGCCGAATTCACCGAAGACAGTACCCCAGTCAATACGGGCTTTCAGTTCCTGCACTTCGATGCCGGCAAGTTTGCTGTCACGTTCAACACCGAGAGAGAGCTTCTCGCTGCCGGACGTCGTCTTTTGTATCTTTTCCGCATATTCGGTCGCGATGGCGAGTTTCTGCTGCTGGAAGGTGCCGTAGGCCTGCAAATATTCCTGCATCACTCCGAACTCTTCCCGATAAGCTTCCGCTATTTTCTTCTGTCGGCCGGACTCGTTCAGCTCACGGGCCTTGTCTATTTCGGACTGCTGATCTTCCGACAGCGAACCGGACTGCCCCGCTTTCGCGTTGTCACGTTTCCAACCGGCTTCCTGCCTGGCTATTTCATCCTTGCGTGCCTGGTATTCATTGTCTATCTGGCGCAGCTTCTTCTCCAGCCCCTCGGTCATCATCTCAATCTCCGCCTCGTCATTCTTCCTTTGCAGCCCGGCGAGTTCCTGGCCCAGCTTTTCAGAAACCTGTTTGCGGCGTTGGGCTTCTTTCTCCGCCTTGTCCGCCTTCTTCCGTTCGGCCTCGGAATCCTTATCCTCACCGGGCTTGACCTTGTCGTACTCCTTTTTGGCGGTATCGACGGCATCCTTCAGTTCTTTCGCCTTCTTCTCAAACTCCTCACGGGAAAGGCTGTTGGACGTTTCCTGAAGAAAGGCGTTATAAGCCTTGAGCGCATCCTGGTATTTCTCTTTTGCCGCAGCCACCCAGTCAGTGCTTGAATCCGTGGGCAGGTTACGCCGGTTTTGTTCCGAAACCAGTTTGTTCAGCTGATACTTCAGTTCGTCACGGGAATAAGTTCCGGTAAGATTTTCGTCACCCTGCGTAATCTTTCCGTATTCCTTCTCCTGGACAGACATCCGGGCAAGCAGGGTTCTACGCTGCTTTATCTGCTGTGCAAGGGTCTCGTTACTCACACCGGTCAGGTTTTCGAAATAGGCATTTACCTCGTCCTTGCGGATTTGTCCGTTCAGGCTCTTGCGTTTTCCGTACAGATTCTGAAGCTCTGCCTCCTCATCCCTTGAACGTGCGGATTTCCGGACATATCGGGCTCTTTGCCGTCCGTAGCTGTCCTGGTAATATTCGGTTGCCAACCGGGTCTTGCCTTCAAGTTCTTTTATCCTGTCATCCACACGTTTCAATTCATTGGCGGGATTGGATATGGACTCACCGGCTTCCAATCGGGCTATCTCTTCCTTGATTTTCTTGATATTCTTCAGTTTCTCATACTCGGTGTCGTATTTGGAGAATATATCCGGATATTTCTGTTCCAGCTTGTTTAGCGCCTCACGCCGGGCATCCGTGGACACGGCTTCATCCCCGGCAATGGAACACAGTTCCTCTATTTTGCGCCTGTGCTCTTCCTCGGCCTCTATGGTTTTCTGCTTCTGCTGCTGATACCTTTCCTCGGATTCCTGCAAACGTTCGGTTTCCGTCTTCATGGAGATCAGTGCCACGGCAACACCGGCAAGCAGGGTCGCAACCAGCACATAGGGATTGGAAAGCATGGTCCGGTTGAGCATTTTCTGCGCTTTCTCAACCAGCAGGAGCCAGTTGTAATGCAACGCCTCCGCAGCCACCGCCCAGCCTTTCACGGCCGTGACTGTCATGACGGCGGTCCGGTACACACCATACGTACCGACAAGCCCGAGCAGGATACGGCCGAAACGTTCGTAATGCTCCACCATGTAGGAAACACCGGAAAGCGTGGTGTTGATGACACCTTCCGACTGTTGCCCGATTTCATTGAACATCATTGAAACGGCATCCTCTATATTGGAGATCTGTCCGGTTATCGTTTTGGGTTGTGCCTCCATCAGACCACTGAATTTTCCGCCCTCGTCCGTCAGGCTCTCTATGACCTTCTGCACTTCGGGAAAACCGACCTTGCCTTCCTCCACAAGCTCCTTCACCTTGCTTTCAGCCACGCCGAACTGCTTGGCCAGTTCGGCGATCATAGGGATGCCCCGGCCGGTGAACTGGTTCAGGTCCTGTGTATAAAGCCGTCCCTGGGACATGGTGGTGCCGTAAAGATAGACCAGATCGTTCAAAGGGATGGAAAGTCCGGCAGCGATGTCACCCAAGCGGATCAGCGTCTCGTTCACTTTCTCCGCTCCAAACCCGTAGGCAAGAAGCTGCTTGGCACCCTGCGCGACATCCTCCAGGCCGAAAGGAGTGGTCGCGGCCGTATGTACCAACTGCTGCATCAGGGTGTCGGCCTTCTCCGCACTGCCGAGCATGGTCTGAAACGACACCTCCAGCTGCTGGAACTCGCCGCGTACCTTGGTGATGTTCGACACCAGCTCCTTGATAGTAAAGGCGGCCGCCAGCTTGCCGACGGTGTTGTTCAACAGGGAACCGCTCCTGTCAAGTTCCCGGATCTGTCTGTTGGCGGACGATGCCTGCTGGGACATCCGCTCGATCTTGCCCACGGCCTTGTCAAGACGGGCGCTCAAATGGTCCACCATAAGGAATTCTATTTGTACCGGTTTCATCTATTTTAGCTTGCTTTGAAAAAATCCTACTATTCCATCCGCTTCATCCTCGGCGCTCCGCTCATCCGCAGGACCGGAAGATCCGGACTTGTCACGGACATACCGGGGAGCGTCACTAAGCATCATGATCAGGGTCTGGTAATTCACCTTGTTCAGTATATAGTCCACGCTCCAGCCGGTGGCACTGGCAATCTGCCACACAAAACCGAAAGGGCTATGGGAGCCTTCATAACGGCTCTTTAACTCCCCTTCTTTCTTTGGCTCAGTCTCAAGCTCATCGGATTCGTCCGCTCGGCTGATCTGATAATAGGTATAAAAGGGTCGGTACCCATCAGGCTGACAAAACGCTTGATCGCACCCACCAGATAACGCTGTTCCATGAAGTTCCTTATGAGCCATGCCACCGGGCGCAAAAGCACGCGGCGGCTGAAAGGGCCACGACAAAGGGTATAGGCCACCATACGGCTCACCGCCTTGCCGTGAGAGGCCAGAAACTGCATTTCCTCCTCCTTGCTGAACCCCCACATCTCCTCACTGGTGATCCCCATCGACAAATATGTCCGGGCAAAAAGAATCTGACCGGACATATAAGGCCGCCTCATGGTCACGCGCAGCTCCAGCGGGGATTTCCTGAAAGGGATATGAAACGCTTTCAGCGGGACGCTCACACCGATATCCAGCAGCGCGTCCGCACCCTCACGCTGGATCTGCTTGATGACAGCTTCGTCCATACGCTACTCCTCGGCCAGGTTAGTGGAAGCAGCAGCGGCAGATTCAGCAGGAGGCAGTTTATACTGTTTCCACTCTTCCGGGATAGAATCCGTATTGAATACGCCATGGGGCTGGGAGCCGTCTTCCGGCATGGCCACTTCCAGCGTGCATTCGATTTTCGCCGTTTCTGTCAGGGTCAGCTTGCCGCCGAGATTGGAAAGTAGCGTGCCATTGGGAATCAGGATGCTCTGCCCCGAAACAAGGGCTATTTCCCACGGACCGGTCAGCAACACGGCTGCCGTCGGGGCCGTCCAACCAATCGGGGTTTTCTTTTCCGAGTCCTCTTCCTTGTAGTGCATGGTACCACCCAGCAAGCTATGCAGGTTTTCGTAGTTCAGCTGGATAACGTTGAACGTGGGGGCGATGCTGCCATTCGACTGGGGAATGATAAGCACCGGGGTTCCCGGCACCTGCTCCGCCTCGATTTTGGCGGATTCGGGTTTCTGCCCGCCCATGTCAAACGAATTCTTCTCTATGTAACCCACCACAAAGTCCTTGTATTTCACGGCACCGACGCCGTACATGAAATTCTTATTCATTGTTTCTTGATTTTGAAAGTTAATACTATGCCGGCAACACATCCGGTTATAAAAGCGGCCAGCGCTATTTTAACGGGACTAAAGCGACGTCCAAATTCCGTTTCAACTGTGAATGAGTCCTCATGTGTCTCATTACGGATACGGGTCAGTTCCTCCTCATAACACAGTACCAGCCGCTGGAGGCTGTCGCAGGATGCCTCCGCTATGATATTGCCGGCCGCATCGCTCTTCACCGTCAGGCCCGCCTGCCCGTTCCTGGAATGGTAGGACGAACCGGAGGGAAGTTTACGGAGGCTGTCCGGAGGGATCGTCAGGCTCACCGCCGATTTCGGAATCCCCGCCATCAACAACCCCCGCCTCACGTTTGACACGTTGTCGGCGCTTGACGACAGGCTGCTGTTCCGGTTCACCTCCGTCCTGCTCTTTCGAGTACTCGCGCATCCCGTAAAGAACAGGACAATCATCATGATGCCTGCAACTGTTGGCAGTATCAATGGCTTTCCGGAGGCGTGCCATTTCACGCCGGGTCGCCTGCAAAGCTTTCCTGTTTTCATTCAGTTCCTCTTTTAAGGGTTCTACAATATTCTCGATCAGGATACGGGTGGCATGTTCGGTATTGTCAATCCGTACCGTCTCGGCTTCGGCGGTAGCCTTCTCCGCTTTCGCCCTCGCTTCCCTGACCGTTGATTTCAGGGTGATGATGGCTATTATCGTGGCTACCAGACCACCGCCCAGCACCAGATTCATGACAGCACTGAAGTCCATACGCACACTGGTCTTTCAGGTCAAAGCCTATTTACCGGCATCCTTACCCGCAAACAGTCCGATGAGCCACTGGACAAATCCCGTATCGGCAACACCATTGGACACAAGGGACGCACCGAACCCGTAACACAACGCGATATACCACGTGGCATCAGCGACAAAGCCCGCATCCAGCCACCATAAAAGCATGGCGGCCACAATGCCCACACACCAGCTGACAATCTGTGTCGCCAAGCCCTGCATTTTTGGAAACAGAGCCTTGATCCCTTCCGTGAGCAACACCACGCCACCGACAAAACCGGCAAAGGTGGTGATCATCGCGCTATAATCGACTTCCGGTACTGTACCGGTCTGGGCAAAAGTTGCTGACACGAATCCGAGTATCAGCACAAAGAATAAAAGAAATCTTTTCATGTTGTTGTTGATTTATTGAGTTATACCTATTTGTTTAAGCCATCTCTGTACATCAAAACTGGGGCAGGCTTTGGCCGCCAGTTCATTGTGACCGACGATTCTCACATCGGGAAAACGACGATGGAAATCCTTCACGTACTTCTCAAGCGCCTTTTTCTGCCAGGAGGTACGGGTGTCCGCAGGCGTTTTACCATCCTTTGCACACCCGCCGGCATAGACGATATGGCGGCTCACGGAATTGTAACCGGCCACGCCGTTGGTCACTTCCCACGGGTCCACATTCGCGTCCTCGTTATTGTTCACCAGGCGTTCCACTCCGCCGTTCAGATGGAACAGGTCGGTATATCCGACCTGCTTCCAGCCGCGGCCGCCCTTTGAGACGGGGTTCGTATGCCAGGCGCGAATCTCCGCACCGCTTACCTCACGCCCTTCAGGAGTGGCCGTGCAATGGATGACAAGATACTTCAGCTTTCCCATCACTCACCGCCTTACTCTTCATCAACGGCCGCCTGGGACAGTGCTATCTCCACCTTCTTCTCCGGATCGGCGTCCAGGCCCAGTACAAGTGTGCCGGATACCGCCTTGCCGCTACTGTTCACACCGGCGGTGACCGTCAGAGAGCCATCGGTACCGACTGCCGTGAAACCGGCAGGAATGGAAACCACGCTGTAATCACCGGAGGCAGTGACCTTCACCTCCTTGCTCTCACCGGCGGCCTTGAAAGAAAGAGCGGCCGGATCGGCAGAAATGCTGCGTTCCACTACCTTGAACACCGGAGTCTCACGGGTGTCAAGCACCACGAACTCCTCGCCGAAGGCGATTTCCGTGTCGGCCTTCATAAGCAGCTTGAAGAAGTACAGCTCGCTGGAGTTCATCCACTTGTCAATCTGGATCACCTCCTCATCGTCCTGGAGGTTCACACCGGCAAAAAGGTTGCCGTCAGCGCTCATCGAGCAGAGCGTGGCTACGATAAGGCCATCAGGCCAGGAATTCAGCGTCTCGATGGTGATACCCTTGTAACGCTTCTTGTTGATGTCCGTCTCGCTCGTGTTCTTGTACTCGCGTTCGGTCAGCTCGTCATCGTACTTGTCGAAGTCGTCAATACTCATCAGGATACGCAGGTTCGGATTCTCACGCAGGGCTTTTGGAATAGCCTTGCGGACAGCCTTCAACTTGCCGATCATGGAAGTATCGGAAGGAGCCGGAACCACGATCACATCCGGATCTTTAGCCGCCTGGGTCAGGATACCGTTGAAAAGGTGGTCGTCGTCCGAACCGAACTCGCCGTTCAGGTAATGCCAGCCCAGCTCGAACTTCACACTCTTGCTAAGTTCATCCAGAAGCGTGTTCTGCGCTTCGGGGGGAAGTTCGGCAAACACGAGGTTGCCCTTCGGCTGCCACTTGCGCCAAACATGCTCGAAGGCACGGGGATTGAAAGTCGTGAACGCCATGAAGTCCTCCGGATCCAGTGATTTCTCCGAGTAATTGAAATTGCCTTTCGAGTCTTCCAAAGTCGGGTTCTCCTTACGCTTCTGGAGCATCTTGCCCGTCTTGATACGCGGCAGGCTGATTTTTTTCTCCACACCGGGGATCACCATGATCAGACCTTTTTCTACAAGGTCATTCCCGGTGGTGGCCAGGACCAGTATTTTCTCCAGTACCTCGCCGTTGTAATTCGTGTTTCTTACTACTATTGCCATGGCAAATGTTTTTATTTATGGTTCAACTTGTCCTTAATCTCGCTCATGCGCTTGTTCCAGGGGCTTTCACCCGTCGGATTCACACGAAGGTCGGTCATGACACTACGTTTGGGGGAAAGCTTCTCCAATGCCTTTTCCCCGTTCTCCCGGTCTTTTGCCAGAAGGTTCTCATAGATGGGGCGGGTGGCGGCATCGATACGGCCGTCCTGTTCCGCATCATCAAGCAGTTTCTTACGCGCGGCAGCGTCATCCGCATCCGCCTTGTCCTGGAACACCTTCAGTTCGCCCTTCAGGCGGGTGACCTCGGCATCAAGGGCCGGGACTTTGCCAGCCTCCGTTTCCAGCAGTCCGATTTCACGCAGGAAATCGTCATCCGTCGCACAGTTCTTGAACCGCGGACGTCTCTTGAGTTCGTCTAAATTCATGCTATTCTCGTTTTGTGGCTTGTGCAGCCGGTTATTGAATATTTGAAATACTTGTTCGGGGGTACTGTCCTCCGGTACCGGGTCAGCGTCATAAATACCGTCGATAAGCCCCAGCGCCAGCGCCTCGTCGGCACGCAGCCAGTGATCCTTGCCGTCAAAATACATCGCGCGGATTTCCTCCTTGTCCTTGCCCATACGGGTGGCATACATCTCGCAAAGGGTATCCTCAAGCGCCTCGATCTCACGGATGCAGTCCTTCATCTCATCCTTGTTGCCGTAACAGCCGCCCTGGACACTGTGAAGCATCAGACGGGCATAACGGCTCATCTGCACGGGCTTGCCGCAAAGGGCGATGACGGAGGCCATGCTGGCGGCGATGCCGTCCACGTAGATGGTAATGTCGGCCTTGCTGTTCTTCAAGGCATTGAAAATGGCGATGCCCGAATAAACCTCGCCGCCGTTGCTGTTGATACGCACGTCCACCTTCCCGGTCAGGGCTTCCGCTTCCAGAAGTTCACGGGCAATATCACCGCTGCGCACGTTATCATCGTACTCACCGATGTCACCGTAAAGAAGGATGCAACAGGCATCGGTTCCGGGTATCATATTGAAAAATCTACTCATGTCACTATCGTTTTGGCAGGTCCTTCCCTGCAAAGTTTACGGTGCGAAATTAGGGGGATTAAAAGCCTTTTTCAAACCGCGTTTTCATCATGGAGACTTTAAAGGATTGCCATGACGCTTTAAAATGTCATCATGCGGAGCGCGTTTTTTTTCGCTCCTTTTCCTTATCAATTTTGCACGTAAAAAAGGAGGTAATATGGCCGAACTTACAAACGAGCAGAAAAAGGCATGGGCGAAAACGCTCTACACCCGCGAAACGCTCACGCAGGCGGAAATAGCCGAGCGTGTGGGGGTTTCACGGGTGACTGTGAACAACTGGATAGGCAAAGGAAACTGGGAGCAGCTGAAGGCTTCCATAACCATCACACGGGAGGAGCAGCTGAAGAACCTGTACCGGCAGCTGGCGGAACTCAACAACGCCATCATGGGAAAGCCGGAAGGGGAACGGTTCCCGAACGCCGCGGAAGCGGACACCATTTCCAAACTGTCGAACGCCATCAAGAAACTGGAAACAGAAGTGGGGCTGGCGGACATCATCTCCGTGTTCTCCGACCTGCTCAAATGGGTGCGGACCTACGATTCCACGCAGGCGAAGGAGATCACCCCGCTTCTGGACGCGTTTGTCAAATCAAAATTATCCTGACATGGCAAAGAAAAGACTCACACCCCAGGACAGGATCGCACTGGACAACTGGAACGAGCTGGTGGCATCCGTGCGCGAACATTCGGACATCAACCCCACGGACACGGAAACGGAAATCAGGCAGAGGCGGGAAAGACTGGAGAAGAACGACGAGGAGTGGTTCAAATACTACTTCGCCATGTATTGCACCTGCGAGTCCGCCGCCTTCCACAAAAAAGCCACCGGGCGGCTGATGAGGAACAACCGCTGGTACGAGGTAAGGGCCTGGTCACGCGAGCTGGCGAAATCCGCACGCTCCATGATGGAGATATCCAAACTGGCACTGACAAAAAAGATACGCAACGTGCTGCTGATCTCCAACTCGGCAGACAATGCGGAAAGGCTACTGCTGCCGTTCATGGCGAACTTCGAGGAGAACCAGCGGATCATACAGGACTACGGACAGCAGAAAAAACCGGGAGCGTGGGAAACCGGGGAGTTCACCTGCATGTCCGGATGCTCCTTCCGCGCCATCGGAGCCGGGCAGTCACCGCGCGGTACGCGTAACAAGAACTTCCGGCCGGACTTCATTCTGGTGGACGATATAGACACCGACGAGGAGTGCCGGAATCCGGAACGGATCAAAACCAAATGGAAATGGCTGGAGGAGGCGCTGATACCGACCATGTCCGTATCGGGAAACTACCGCATCCTGTTCAACGGGAACATCATCGCGCCGGACTGCTGCATCAAAAGGGCCATCGAAAAGGCAACCGAACTGAAGGCGAAAGGAATCGGGCACGTGGATATCATCAACATCCGGGGAAAGGACGGGCTGTCCGTATGGCCCGAAAAGAACTCCGAGGAGGATATAGACCTCTTCCTCTCACTGGTCAGCGCGGCGGCGGCACAGAAAGAGTTCTTCAACAACCCGGTGGTGGACGGCGGCGTGTTCGCGGAAATCACCTACGGGAAAGTGCCGGCACTTTCCAAGTTCAAGTTCCTGGTGATATACGGGGACCCCGCACCGGGAGAGAACAAGACGAAAAAAAGTTCCACCAAAACGGTGTGCCTGCTCGGGAAACTCGCGGGAAGGCTTTATCTGATAAAAACGTTCCTGGACAGGGGGCTGAACGCGGAATTTGTAGAGTGGTACATCAAGCTGCTGGAGTTCGTGGGCGGGAAAACCACCGTATACTGTTACATGGAGAACAACAAATTACAGGATCCTTTTTTCCAGCAGGTATTCCAGCCCATCGTGCGGCGGATACGCAGGGAAAGGAAAATATCACTGTACATCACCGGGGACGAGGAGAAGAAGACCGACAAGGCCACACGTATCGAGGCGAACCTGGAACCGCTCAACCGGGAGGGGAACCTGGTACTCAACGAGGCCGAAAAGGACAACCCGCACATGAAACGGATGGCGGAACAGTTCAAGCTGTTCAACCTGCAACTGACCTATCCGGCAGACGGACCCGACTGCGTGGAGGGGGGAAACAGAATTATAGACCGCAAGGCCAGACAGTCGGAAAAGCCCGTCATTGTCACAAGGAAAAGCACGCGGTCACAAAACAAGTACAGAGTGTAAACTTCAATACCTATCATTATGAGCAAATTTATCGAACTTTCAGACTACGACGCGAGCATACACCGCGAGATTCTGGACGCACTGACAAGGGAGGACGACGCCGTCGTGGAGATATGCGAGGACCGCGCCGTCGCCGAGATGCGCTGCTACCTTTCCAGACGTTACGACTGTGACAAAATATTCACGGCAACCGGTGACAAACGCAACCAGCTTGTCCTGATGATGGCCATCGACATAGCCGTGTACCACATCTTCTGCATACATAACCCGAGGAACCTGTCACCGCTGCGGAAGGAACGCCACGAAAGGGCGGTCGAATGGCTGAAAGCCGTGGCGGCCGAGGAGATATCGGTGGACGGCCTGCCCCTGCTGTCCGAAGAGACGAGGGCGGCAAAATCAAATTTCCTTATCAAAAGCAACCGTAAACGTGTAAACCATTGGTAATATGAACAAAAGAAAGAAAGGGGCCGGAAAGATAACCCAAAGCGGGAACCTGCCGAGGCCCGGGCAGAAAGGACCCGCAACCATCATACTGACACAGCCCAGAAGGTTCGGTATAGACATAGCGGACTACATGCTCGCGGTAAGGGCTTTCGAGAATGTGGACTACTCCAGACGCTTCAGGCTGTACGACCTGTTCAGCGACATACTCATGGACACGCACCTGACAAGTGTCATAGAGAAACGGAAGAATGCCGCACTGGCATCTTCCATAGAATTCCGCAGGAACGGGAAGCCGGACGAGAAGGTGAACAAGCAGATCAGGTCCCCATGGTTCCGGAAGTTCATAGGGGACATCCTGGACGCCAAATTCTGGGGGTTCTCACTCGTGCAGTTCTACCGCAAGGGGGAATGGGTGAACTACGACCTGATACCGCGCAAACACGTCGATCCCGTGCGCAGGCTCATACTGCGGCACCAGACGGACACCACCGGGACGTCCTGGGACGAGTACCCCGACCTGTTGTTCATCGGTTCACCCGACGATCCCGGACTGCTGGTGAAAGCAGCCATCTGGGTGATATACAAACGTAACGACGTGGCGGACTGGGCACAGTTCGCGGAAGTGTTCGGAGCGCCCATCAGGGAGTACACGTATCCCACGGATGACGACGAGGCACGGCAGAGGGCGCTGGACGACGCGGACAGCACCGGAAGCCTGTCGGTTTTCGTGCACGCGGAGGATACGGTGCTCAAGCTCGTGGAAGCCGCGAACAAGACAGGGAGCGCGGACCTCTACGACAAGCTCTGCGAGCGCTGCAACAACGAAATCTCAAAGCTGTTCCTCGGAAACACGCTCACCACCGAAGCCTCCGACAAGGGCACACAGGCACTGGGAACCGTACACAAGGACGTGGAGGAGAAAGTGACGCTCTCCGACAGGCAGGACATCCTCGACGTGCTCAACTATGACATGGCCGACATATTCGCAATGCTCGGAATAGACACCACAGGCGGGGAGTTCTGCTATCCGGAAAAGAAGCTTATCGAACCGGAGAAAAAGATGTCCATCCTCACACAGCTGCGTACGAACTTCAACCTGCCGGTAGGTGACGACTACCTCTACGAGGAATTCGGGATCGAGAAACCGGCAAACTATGACGAGCTGAAGAAACGCCAGGAGGAGAAAGCGGCGGAAATCGAGGCAGCGAAGGCCCGAGAGACCGAAAAGGCGGAAGAGGATGAACCGGATCCGGAAGAAGAACCGGAACTGGAAAAGCACGGTAAAGGAACACCCAAAGAAAAGAAAAATGCCCTTAAAAACGCATACAACTGGCTGAAACGTTTTTTCGGGAAAGCCCCGGGGAGAGACGGGGCAGCTTTAGAATGGTGATAAACGACCTCTACAGAATGGAGGACAAACAGGTGGAAACTTTATTCTCGTTCGATGAAGAGGTACTGAAGAAAGCCCTGAAGAACATATACAGCAAAGATTTCCATCCCATGACCGACATCGAGGAGAACCTGTTCGAGGCCACGTGGAAAACGATGAACAAAGCCACCGACAAGGGGTTTGGGACACGGAAAACCGATGATCCGGATTATGACTTCTACCGTGAAATCCGAATGAACAACGCCGTGTTCGCAGCTTTCAAGGTACACAGGGCACAGAACGACATGGCAGCGCTGCTGCTGGACAAAAACGGAAGTTTAAAGCCGTTTGAACAGTGGGTGAAGGAAGCCATGCCCATAGCCGACCACCAGATGATCCATTGGCTGCGTACAGAATACGACACGGCCGTCATACGGGCACACCAGGCCGCGGACTGGAGACAGTTCGAAAGGGAAAAGGATGTATTGCCGAACCTCAAATGGATGCCGTCCACAAGTGTGACGCCGGGAGCCGACCACCAGATTTTCTGGGGGACCATACGTCCGATAGATGATCCGTTCTGGAACGAGCACAGGCCCGGAGACAGATGGAACTGCAAGTGCACGCTCTCATCAACGGATGAAGCGCCGACAGCGGTACCGGACGAAAACGGGCAGAACAAGGCACATGACGGTCTGGAAAACAATCCGGGAAAAGACGGCAAACTGTTTTCAGACAAACACCCCTACATTACTGAAGCGCATCCGGGAGCAAAAAAAGCCGTGGACGCACTGACCAGGCGCATCAACGAAATGATAGCCGAAATGCCGGACAACCTGACGCTGGAGGAAAAAACCGACATCGCCCGCAACAATCTCAAGATAGAAAAGGCACTCGGCGTTACCAAAGGCAAGCCGATGACATACGAACAGGCGAACAAGGGAAAGGAGAACCCGAAATTCGGAAAAGAGGAAGGATACCGCGTGAATTGCCAGACCTGCACCGTGACACACATGCTCAGAAGGTTGGGGTTTGACATCGAGGCAAAACCCAACATCAGACAAAGCGCATACAATGAAATGGCAAAACAAGGTATCACATGGGAAGAACGTTTCCTGAACCGGGACGGAACAAAGCCGGATTATGACTATACCTATAAATGGCAGGTCAGAAAGGGATATCAAGTAATGAATGCAAACCGGCTGAAGGAATACTTCAGGGAAAAATTCAGAGAGGATGGAATATACGAGATATATTGTGCCTGGAAAGGCGGCTCCGCACACGTGTTCTGCGCAGAGGTGACTGAAGGAAAGACAAGGTTCTTCGACCCGCAAACCGGAAAGGATGATGCAAGCAATTACATACAGAGCATGAAAGCGGGCCGTGTGGGAGTGATAAGAATAGACAACAAACTGGTAAATCCCAAAATCATGGGACTATTCATCACCAAATAAACGGGAAGAAAGTGCCAGCCCCTCCTCACCGTCCACCAGACGGCAGGACTGGCCGTCGAACAGAATAAAGGCGGGAAGACCGACAGGCAACTCAAAACCATCCCCGTCAACACAGCCCACGGAATAGATGCTTCCTTCAGGGGAACTGGCTGATAAGACAACGGAGTTGTAACCGCTACTGTTTGCTAATTCCGACACTTGTTTAGGTATTTCCATAACGCAAAAAGGCACATAAAAAACGCCTTGCTGCAAAAGTATAAAATTATTTTTTAATTCAGTCATTCATGGACATAAAAGAATATTCAAAACTGATAAAAGCCAAACGGAAAGAACTGGATGGGCTAATGAAACGGAAAATGCCGGTTATCGCTGGACGAATGGCAAAAGACCATTTCCAGGACAACTTCCGCCGGGAAGGTTTCGTAAACGGAGGATTACACCCGTGGCCGAAAGCGAAAAGGCTGTCCTCGGGACGGACCGATGCGGCAGGGAGCTACGGGACGCTGCTCTCCGGAAGGAACCATCTCTTCAGCTCCGTCAAATACATGCCGGGAGAATACCGAGTGAGGGTGGCAAACGAACTCGTCTATGCGCCGGTCAATAACTGGGGAGGAGAAGTTCATCCGACTGTTACGCCCCAAATGCGGCGTTTTGCATGGGCGAAGTATTACCAGGCTTCAGGCAAGGCTAAAAAAGCCGCCACGGGCAAAAGAAAAGGCAAAAAGAAGGGTTCTGCCGCAAACAATGAACCGCAGGAAAATCAGGAAGCGCTGAAATGGAAAAGGCTGGCGCTGACCAAAAAGAAAAAGCTCCGGATAAAAATACCGCAACGCCAGTTTATCGGGGAAAGCCGGGAACTGTCCGAAAAGATAGACCGTAAAATGGAGAATGAAATCAGAAATATTTTAAACTTATAACAACATGGAAGAAATTTTTATCGCGATCATGGAACGCATCGCCGAAAAGATGCCTGAACTGTCATACATTGACGAGGACTACGGACAGCTTGAAGCCGGGGCGGAGGAGGACCACTATCCGGTAACCTTCCCCTGCGTGCTTGTCGGGAACGCCGAATCGGACTGGAATGACCTCGGTTACGGGGTACAGAAAAGCGAGTCACTCATCACCATACGACTGGCCATTGACTGCTACGATGACACCCACTACACCTCCGGAACCTATGACAAGGTAAGGGAACGGCAGCTGAAGGCCAAAGAGCTGTACAAAGCCTTGCAGGAGTTCCAGTGCACGGAAGAGACCAGCCCGCTGGTCAGGGTAAAGAGCCGGGACTATTCGCTGCCGGGAAACATCAAGGTGTACGAGACGGTTTATTCTTTCACGCTGCATGACGAGTCGGCCATGCAGTAAGGGGAAGGTTCATTCCCCCGTGAACAGGGAAAGCTGGACGGCTGTCAGGCGGGGTTTCTTAACCTTTGGGACGGGCTTCACCTCCAAGTCCTTCAGCTCCCGGCACTTGCACCGGATAATGGACATGATCCGCTCCTCGGAAATGAAAAACTCCTGGCGGGACAACACTTTCAGGGCATCATCAAAACGCAGGCGCTGCACCTCCGTCCAGTAATAGTAACGGCGGCACAGGGCTTCATCACGGAGTTCTATCAGTTTTTTGTCTCGTCCTTTAGCCATAAGTTCAGGTATATGCTGCAAAATTAGGCATTTAACCGGGGATGTTAATAAAAAAACGCCGCATCGTGTATGAATGCGGCGTTTTTCTGTTTAGAGTGTGAACAAAATCACATGGTCATCAGTTCGGTGTCATCCTCACCCGGAACAAACGGCTCGATGCGGGTGATCACCTTGCTCTGTACCTTCTGTCTCTTATACACATCTCCGAGCCCACGAGACCGGAGCCTATCTCG